TGCAGTAGAGCGCCGCGCCGCCGGGGGCGCAGTAGCCGGTGCAGCCTTGTAAGGCGAGAATGGCAAGCAACACAAGGCCCACCAGCATCATGACTGCACGTCCCCACAGAAAATCGTCGTCACTTCGCATCACACCCCCTCGCTGTTCGTGTCCGTCGCATCGCGGCGCGGGGTGGCGGGGTCGCCAACCTCACGCACTGGTATCCCGGCATTCCTTGCGCGCTTCACCATGTCAGCCGTGCCACGCCCACCCGGAAACGCAACGACGAGATCCGGCTTACCCTCGTCGATCATGCGCTGGTTGCGCAGCGGTCCAGCCCTGCGCCCGTACGTCTGCCAGTCGGCGGGATAGTTCAGCACCGCGACCCCGCTCGGCTTCGCCCACCCACGCGCCAATAGGTCGGCGCCAAGCGCGCCGCCCTGAATCACGAACGCGGGATGCGGGCGCAGTGCTTCGAGTGTGCGTTGCACGACGGCAGCGTCGTTGTAGTCGCGACCGCCAGTAACGAGGACTCTCATCGTCCCCCCGTCGTGTCGGAAGGATGCGTCCACGCCTGTAGCGCCAAGATCAGCGCCATTATGACAAGTCCGGGGATTTTGGCTTTGGTGGACACTGCAACTACAACGATGCTCATTGCCACGCCCGAAGCAGCGCCCCATAGAAACCGTTTACTCATCGTCCCCCCGTCGTGTCCGCACAGGTGTGGGCACGACGAGCTGCTGTGCGCGCTGCCACACGTGTTGCAATGTCGGAGTCCGCTCATCGCGCCCTCGCGGTGTCGGCCTTCAGCGCTTCAAAGAGCGCGGTCCATTTGTCGGACGGCTTCACATCCGGCGCGCTATCTCGCAGTGCTATCAGGTCAGCGGAGAACTCTGGAGGGAACGCGAAGTACAGGTTCGCGTAGGTGCAATCGAAGTCATCGTCTTCGTCTCGCACATACTGCGGGTGGTCGCTCAACGCGTCGAACACGTCTTGGTAATCCTCGCGATTACCCCCCCCGTTGCGCGTGTGCACGACGATGTGGTCGCCCTCGATGTAGCAGTCGCGGTAACGGCCTACATCTGCGCGCGTTAGCCCGAGCACGCCTAGCAGCATGTCAGCGTTGGCGTTTTGCCCAAACAGCATGTTGTAGAGGCTCATGGTTTCCTCGTGGTGTCGGTGGTGGTGGAGTCCTTCGGGATCGAGGGGCAGTGTATCGCCTTGCCCTTCGCGTCGGTGCAGTATGTGCTCGCGCCGTTCGGTTGCAGGTAGCTACAGCCCGTCAGGAGCAACGCGAGGCAGAGGAGGAGGCGGGTAAGCATCACAGCATCCTCCCTTCGATGAGGTCGCGCGCCGTGTCCCGCTCCGTCGTCACGCGCGCGAGCGAGTCCATGAAGGCGTTTCTGGTGTCGATAGCCGTCGCGAGTTCCCGTCCCAACCACTCCAGCTCATCCTCCCCCGCCGCCCCGGACTCGGCAGTCGCCGAGGTAGGGCCGGGGGGCGGGGAGGGTGGGGCAGGCGCTGGTTGGCTTGTCTTAGTCTCGCCGCTCCAGTCGCTGTTCGGGTCTCTCTGGCCTAGCCCCTGCGCCGCCTCGGGCGCGTCGCCTAACGCCTGCGCCTCACGAGCGTACCCCGCCGCATCCGTCACGGCATCATCCGCCACGTCAGCGCCTCAGTCGCGTACGTGCCCCACGACAGCGTGTTCAGCCACCACACCCGCGCGTCAGCGGGGGCGAGAGCAGGGGCGGGCGAGTCCTTTTCTGGCGCAGTCTCTTTTTTTATACACGCGCCAGAAGAAAGAGAATCCTCCTCCACCATGCCCTCCGCGTCGGCGCGGGCGTCGAGCGCGGCGAGTGTCGCGATGTCGGAGCGCCGCAGCGACACGTCTGGACAGGGACTCGACTCACTCCCAATCTCTAGCCATCCCTCGTCTTGTGTACGCGCCCAGAATCCGCCAAACTCCACGTACCCGCGCACCTTCCTCGGCGCGGGGGGCGGACAGTGCTTCTGGCGATACGACGCGAAGGCGTCACGCTCCCACTGTGAGAACTTGTGATCGCGCATCCACTGCGCGACATCCTCCAGCGCCTCGCGCTTGATCCGCAGAACTTCCGTCTCGTCGGTCATGACGCCACCTGTTGCAAGAAGTTCTCCCGCTCGCGGAGCGCATGGTTCGCCCGCTCCGCGCGTTCCTCCCGCGCCACGAACCGCGCCGCATCATCCAGGCGCATCGCGATCTCGTAGTGGTCGTTCTCGCGCATCAGGTTCGCCGCTTTCCGCAGGTCGCTCGCATCAGGCAATAGATTCAGCAGGTCGTCCACGGTGTCCTCGTCTCGGTGGGGGTATGGTAGCCAAGATACGCGCTTCGTCGTCAGAACGCAAGGGTTTCTTGAGCACTTGTTGCTGCATCCACCGCTCCGCGTCCGGGGCGCACCCCCGCGTCCCGTACACTGTGTCCAAATGCATCAGCAGCGGGACGACATAGAAGTCGTGTCGCGGTCGATCCACGACCTCTTTGGCCTTGTGCCGCACACGCAACGCCCTCACCATCCACTGCCCCCATGCGGTATGCAGCGCGTCACGCTCGGGGCGGGAGCGGGCGGTGAACAGGGTGTAGCCACACTCGACAGCGGCGAGCCGGTACGTAATCCACCCCACGCCCCCACCATGCGGGCGCACGAGGGCGTCGAGCGGCGCCCCGAACGGGTGCGCGGGGCGCTCCCCGCTACGGCGGTGCTCGACCACAACCTCGTAGCACGCGGGACAGGTCACCCATGACTGCACCCCGTAGAGCACGTCCCGCCCGTTCACCCCCGCGAGTGCCCCGCAATGGTCGCAGCCCGCGCCAGAATTACTCACGGTCCCCCACCAGCCACACCCGCGTCTCCCCGGTGATGCTGGTGCGCGTCACCACGCGCTTCTTGTGGTAGCCTGCCCACTTGTGCGCCGCGAGCACCGCCCGCCGCCCCGGCTCTGCCTGGAGCGTGATGGGCGACTCCACGAACAGCCGGTGCAGGTTGTAGCGCGTGGGGTACGGGCGTGGGCGGCGACGCATCCCCTGCATCTGCGTCATTGCATCCTCGCCAGTTGCGCGTTCTCATACGTCTGTGCCCGCATGTAGCTGATGCGGTGCTCGATCGCGGTGATCTCAGCGTCCAGGTTCGCGAGCTGCTCGCGCTCCTCGCTCGCGCGGGCGATCAGCTTCTTGTACGACCCATCCATGCGCCCAAGGTCATCAAGCATTGACTCTGTGTATCGCTCCCCAAGCTCCTGCAACTCGATACGCTTTGAGGTACGGCACGTTGCAAGCAGAATCTTGCGCGTGTTGTCGAACGTGCCCCCCGGCCCGTACAGCGCCCAGAGCGGGGCGCGCTGCTTGAGCAACGCTTCGAGGCGGTCGATGAGGTCATTCATTGCCAACCTCCTCCGTGAGAATCTGGAGCGCTTCCAACGCTACCTTGGCCTCAGCACGCGAAAGCAGCACGCCAACCTCCTGCGAAAAGGACGCGTAGAACTCACTCTCGCCACCCTCCAAGCTCTCCATAATTCCTTCGCCCAGCACCTTCATCACATCGCGGCGTGATGGCATTTACCCCTCCGTCGTCCAGAGTCGTGCCCGCTCGCGCTGTTCCGCCTCAGCTACCTTCAGGCCGAGACGGTACCCGACGTACATCCACGCGACGGTCCAGAGTGCCGCCAGTAACGCGACAGTCATCTCACCCCTCCTTCTCGTACGCGATCGCGAACAGCGCCGTGAACGCGCAGATGTTCTTGACGAGCGCCTGATCCATCTCCGCGAACTGCGGGGCGTACTTCGTCATCACGTGGTTGAGCGCGCGGTCGATGCGGTCGTTCGCGCTCTCGCGCTGCTTGCGCTGTGGCGTGGGGACGGGCGCAACGATCGTGCTCTTCATCCCGAGCGACTGGGCGAACTCGTTCTCGTCCTTGTCCCGCTCCAGGTCCAGGTGCTTGATTGCGGCCTGCATGACGCCGCTCACGGGGTGAGCGTTGATGTACTGCTTCCCGTCCTTGAACACGCGCTCGAAGCTCCATGACGTGTCCGTGAGCTGCGGCAGGGACTCGCCCTCGTGCTGCACCTCATCGCCCTCGGACAGCGCCCCGCCGAACGCGAACTGGCGCTGAATCCCGAGTGGGACGTAGCACGTCCCCTCCAGCCCGTCCGTATCGACGACACTGAGCCAAATCTGGTTCCCGAACTTCCCTTCGACCACTTTGCTGTTCTTGATCGTGAGGACGAGCGGGTCTTTCGTGATCTTGAAGATGTGTGCCATGTACGACCTCTGCGTTGTTGGGGTACGAGCACGAATCTATGCGGGGCGGGGCGCGGCGTCAAGGGGGCGGCGCAACTTCGTTCCGCCTTTCGTTCCCGGATACACCACGGGTTTACGGGGCAGAGGGCACGGGGGCGGCTCGGGCGCAGCGGGGTGGTACCGCGTGGCGTGGGAGAGCGACCCTTACAAGCTCCGTGCAGCCCGCAGCGTCATCAACGCTGCACAGACCCCGCGCGTTCTGCCCCCGCCGTTGCTCCTCAGCATTGCGGCGATTCGTGTGTGCGCGGTCCTGGTCATCCCGTAGTGACGTTACGGTGTCCGAGACGATTGCCCGCCGCGTAACTGCCCACGGCGACGGGACGAGGGGAACGTAATCAGTGCGGCGAACCTTCGCAACTGGGCTTGACACCCCCGCGTGACGTGTTAGATTGTAGGCACAGTCGTCTAACGAAGACACCCTGAGAAGGTGACGGGGAAATACGGGTATCGAACCCCGTCTGTGTCAGAGCAGGCCGCAACCGTCCTTAGCTCCTCAACGCCACTGCGGTCGTAAGGGACTCACCAGCGCCTCGTGTTACATTCTGCGCTCCCCTCGTGCTCCGCGAACCCCGTCACCCTACGTGGCGGGGTTTCGTGTCTGCGGGGGTTGCGCTTTCGGCACGGGGCGTGTATGCTAGGGGCACACCTGACACGGAGGATGCGATGAGTGAGATAGGCCCGGACCCGATCTCGGCGTGGCAGAGCGTCGCCGCCGCGCTCGTAGGGCTCGCGCTTGTGTACCACGGACTGCGGAGGCGGCCATGAACGCCAACATCGAGACGCTGATCCATGATGTCGAGTACGCGGGCATGGAGTACGCCCAGGCCGCGACGGACGCCACCGACGCCGGGCACGAGCACGGGGACAGCTCGCCCCAAGCACGGGACGCGTACAAGCACTACGCGAACTGGCGCAGCATCTTCAAGGACGCGTGCAATTCGCTGCGATTCGCCCTTGACATCCCCGCCGCCCGCCCCGATGTTGAGGCGTACCAACCAACTGCGGAGGACTGAGCGATGTGCGAAGACGACGACGACGTGATCGAGTGCCCAAAGTGCGGTGGGGAAGGGGGGTGGGAGTACACGGTGAACCCGCTGGGGGGCAGTAAGACCGAATCAGAGCGGTGCGAGGCGTGCGACGGGACCGGGCTCGTAGACCCTGACGAGGACGAATCAGAGGAGGAGGTGGACGGTGAAGATTAGCGCGATCCATCACGAGCCGCAGAGCGCGGAGCAGCGCATCGCGGCAGAATACGCGAAGATGCCCCCGAATACAGAGGTGCCCGTGTTCTTCAATGGGACGTGGAGCACCATGACCGCCCGCGAGGTCGTGTTGCACCACCTCAAGCTGCACGACCGCAACCATGTCTGACACGTGGCTCACCCCGTACCTCGACGCGTGGGAGCAGGCACAAGGGGCGATCGCTCCGGGGCGGCTGGCCAAGGCCGTGAAACCGGCGCATGATCTGCTCGGGGACGGCGGCCCGTCCGCATTCGCGCTGTTCGCAGCGTCGGGTGACAAGCTGCGCCCTGAGTGGTTCGCCCCGAACTGCCGGGCATGGGCGACCAAGGTCGCGGCGACGATGGTACCGCTCGTCAACACATACGGAACGTTGACGGACGCTGGCAAGCAGGCATACGGGGGTATGAAGTGACGCGCGCCCTTAACTTCGTGCGTCAGGATTGGGACGAGTATGGGCCGCCGCCCACCCAACCGCCCCCGACCCCGGCCCACGACGCGCGTCGGGCACAGATGGACGACGCACGGGCAAAGCTGGCGCTGCGGGGCGCGGACTTCCTGCATTTCCCATGGCCTGATCTGGACCATCTGGTCAAGGGGATCGCTCCTGGGAAGATGTGGTTTCTTGCCGGGTATAGCGGCGTCGCGGGTAAAACGACGTTCCTAACGTCCCTTACATTGGATTGGGTCGAGTCCGGGACGGTCGTGTATTACCTCCCGCTGGAGACGCCGGCGTCGGACATCTGGCTGATGCTGGCATGTATGCGTCTCGGGTATCGGTTTGGGCACGTCAAGAGCGGGGTGTTGCAAGCTGCCCCGGATTGGGCCCGTATAGAGTCCCGTATAGACGCGCAGATAGGGCTATGGCAAGAGGATGAGGGGTTCGGGCTGTATGTCCACCCCGCCGACCGTGCCGACGAGAGCGTAATCGGGGAAGCGGCGCGCGAGGCGGGTATGCTCAACGCCGACGTGCTGATCCTCGATCATGTCGACCATCTGCGCGGGGACGTAGCGCGCGGGGACTATGGGATGAGCGTTGACGTAACGCGCTCACTCGACAAGGTGCGAAAGGATGATCCGGCGTTGCGCCTATTCATTGCTACGCAGCTCAACAATGAGGCGGTCAAGGGTGATCCGCTGGCAAAGGTACTGCCCCCGCTCGAATCACATATCAAGATGGGCGCGCATAAGCGGGAAGTAGCTGACGGGATGCTCGGCCTATATCGCCCGCTCCGCCAGGGCACGACACGCGACGACTTGAAGGCGGTACGTAACCGGGAGCGCGACGCCATGACCCTGGTCGAGCCGGGGCAGATGGGGTTAGAGATCATGAAGCACCGCGACCTGGGCGACATGCTTGGGCGTCAATGCGTGCTCGGCGTCACCGCTCAGGGCCGCGTGTGCCACCTCCCGGAGCGTGACCGATACGCCACGGGCTACCAGGACCTGTCGGAATGGAGTAGGACCGCGCGTTAGCGTGCCATATAGCGCCGTGCGTGACATATAGCGGGCGTTGCGTGCCATATGCAAGCGTGCGTGACACATAGCAAAAGCCCCCCGTAACGTCGGGGGGCTTGGTTGCGTGTGCTATACGATACTATGGGCAAGCGTTAGTGCTGTTTGCGTAACGCACGCTGGCGCAGGTGTACAACCTTCACGGTGCACGCTCCATGATTCGGGTAATGGCACGTCGCTCCTCTGGCGAGACGGGAACGATGACACCTGCCTGTATCTGAGAATCGTGCCATATTCGATCAGCAATAAGACGCACGCCGTTCCGTTCGATACGCGTTAATCGACGGTTGTCGTCCTCCCAGTCTCTCAGGGCTCTCCGCTCATCTCCGCACATATCGCGGCACGAAACTATGGATTGCGCAGCGTCGTACAGTTGGTCGGTGTCATCATACGGGTGAGACATGGCTATTCCTCAGCAATAGGCCGGTAGCTGCGCACCGCGCGTGCCGCAATGACACGGGCGAGTTGGTCAAGGTCGATCCAGGAGTCCGGCGCGACGTTGACGCGGTTTGGTGGGAGCGTCTGCACGATCCAGTAACTTGAGCGCATTATGTTGTTACCCCCCGGTTAAAGTCGCCAGCCTGAAATGTGACTATCATCCGGCGCTCCAGTGCCGACATCGCGGCCAGTTCGCGGTCGGGAACGCGTTGGTACGTGTCGACCCATTGTTGGGCGTATACGCTCCAATACGTGACCCGTCCGTCAGGGTGTAGCGTTGACGGTTTCATGGCTGCGCCCGTAGCGCGCTCCACAGCGCGCGGGCAATAAGTAACCGCTGCATGGCGAGTCGTTCGCCGCGTGCGTGCGCCTGCCGCGCGTCCCGTTCCGCCGTGCGGCAATCGAGCGATGTCGGGGGCGTGCCGTGTAGCGCGAGACGGCGTAACGTGGCGTAGGGAGTGCCGTAGGGTGTTAGCATACTGCCACCCCGCGCGAGGAATAGTTACTGTCGTTCATGTCGTCGCCTGCAGTGTGAAAGGTTGTGGCTGTACGGTACAGTATCGGCGCGAGCTTGTCAATAGTCAATATAGAAACGTCGCTCGATTATCTTGCGAGCATGGCCTACAACAACGTGCCGCGACTCGACCCCGATAACGTGCCCCCGGACCCGACAACGGGGCAGCCTAGGGTATACGCCCCTGGCCAGCTTGGACGCCCCCCGTACGATTGGGATCAGATCATCCCTCGTATCTGTGATGCGTACGCGTCGGGTATCCCGATTCGGCGCGCCTGTAGTGAGGTGGGGGTAGGAGCCACGGGCGAACTGTATAAGCGCCTAGCGGCCAGTCCCGAATATGCTGCAGCCCGTAGGGCCAACGCTCTCGCGCGCGTAGACGCGTCGCATGAACGCTTGCTTACGTTGGCGGAAGACTCGACCGCGCCCGACAGTAAGGTGAGGCGCGAAGCGATCGACGCTGCGCGTTGGGAAGCGGAGCATTCCAAGTGGGCCGCCGAGCGCGCGGACCCGGAATCGTGGGGGCGAGAGGATAGGGTCAAGATTGCGAGCGTCAGCGCGATTCGGGTCGTAATCGAAGAACCGCCACAATCGGCGATACTCCCGAAAGTGGCGGTTAATCTTGACGCGTTGCCGAGTGCCGACGTGAAGCGTATCGGGGCGGGCTAGTCGAAGTAATCGCCCCCGCCCCGGCACCATTCGCACGTGCCGTCTCGATAGCCAATGTTGTCGGCCTTGATTCGGCGCGCACCGCCATCGTACACCTGATACGATCCGCCGCGCGTTTCATACCCGTACCGCCGCATGTTGCGCTCGCACCGCGTAAAGAGCCGGTCCGACGATACGCCCGCCGGACACTCTACATACTCCGTCCACTCCCGCATATCGCCAAACGACGCCCCAACGTAGTACACTGTCACCTTGACCGTCTTTCGCATATCGCCCCCTCTGATAACGTGAGTACCGTGCTGCTCCCTACTATAAGTAGCGCCGTTCGGCCAGCGTGTCAAGCACTTTCTTTCGCATCGGGGACGACGTAACAGGGACGGCGCAACATGCGGTTCCGGCGAACCGGGCCGCTGGACCGAGCCGCTGGACACCTCCGGATCGCTCGCCGTATCGCGCAGGCGCGCCGAATCGGCAGCGTGCCTGCCACTTTGGCAGGCCCTGGAGCTGTTGCGTGCGCGCCACACGGGGTCACGGGGCATGGTGCGTGCGCGTAAGTGGTTGCGGCGCAGCGGGTTACGCCGTGTCGCCTCACGCACGACACGAGCTGCGTGTCATACTGACACATGCGACGTAACGTGTTGCGGCGCAACGAGTTAGCCCCGCCCCCCGCACGTTGCGTGCGCGCCACGTCGCACCGACGCCCCATGTTGCGTGCACGCCACGGCGTGTCGACGGCTCACGGACACGGGCGTGGGACGAGTACCGGGGGCGGGGGTGCGTGCACGGGGGCCCCATCACGTTAATTTTTGCCTCGCGTGATAGCTCGGCCCCGGAAGTCACCCCGGAACTCGGCCCCGGAAGTCGCGTAGTTTCCCGGTTACGCGCGCGATAGGCTACCTCCCACGCACAGACCAGGCTCCCGCTCCCACGCCAGAGTTTAGCGTTTGGCGATAAGATTGGTAATTTGGCTATAACTCCCTCCATTCTCATCTATCCCCTCCCATTCTCAACCTTAATCAAAACGTAATCGAAACTTAATCTTGCGTAGGCAACGGGGCTAAGTCGTTGTCAATACAGGAGTTACGGGTGATCCGTGCTTACCGAGAGTTCATGACGGGTTTGGAGCGAAGCGAAACTACGATTACGTTTAGAGCAACGCGAGAAAAGAGGCGAGCCCGGATATCGGGCGAGCCGAAGTAAGCAGTTGATCTTGCTGTTGCTTTTGCGGTTGCTGTTGCGAACAGCGCATGAAGCGAAGGACACGAAACGTGCACGTAACGTACGTAACGTAGAGTCAGGGGGCGGTGCGATGAGCGACACGACACAGGTGCGGCCCGCGTTGACGGCGGAAGAGTGGGCGGTGCGGGAGAAGGTGTCCGCGAACGGCCGCAATTACGTGACAGAGCAGGACTATACACGCGGTGGCTCTGCTCCGATGGTGTATGTTGGTGACAAGTACGAATCTGGCGAATGCATCCCCGAGCTTCGCCACGCCCTCGCCGCGCTCGCCCTGCACGGCCAGCCCTTCGGGTTCACGCGGGAGGATGTCAACGAGTTGCTGCTTTATGCGCAGGGGTGGGATCGTGGGAGCCTGGAAGAGCAGGACGAGATCAAGGCGCACCTGCGCTCTGTCGCCGCCCGCATCGCCGCGCTTTTGCCCCCGGAGGCTGCTGGCACACAAGTGGGAATACATGGGCGTGTCGACGATCTACGAGCCGCCCGTGTTTCATGACAGGTGTATTGGGTGTGGGGCTGTGAAGAACATACGGAGCGCACAGGACATACGGGAACTCGACGCAGCGTACGGAGTGCCCCATACCGGGGAGTATGTGGACGATGTGTGGTATTCCGACTGGCCCCCAACTCGACGCATGGAAGAAGAGCCACCGTGCAAGCCGGACGATGCCTGAATTGACGCTCGAAACGCTCAAGGTCGTGCGGGCGCGGATCGGGTACATCGGGTTCCTGGCGCAGCACGCGTTGCGGCGCTACCCGGAGCACGACCCAGGCCGGATCGTGATTCAGTGGGGCGACATGAAGGACATCCTCGAAGCGTCGGACGCGCTGTTGCGCGAACTCCCGGACCCGGAGGTTGGTGATGTGGCCTGACAAGAAGACGCTGGACGCAATGGACCGCCTGATCCTGCACTTTGGGGGCGATTCGTTCGTGGCGGCGGTGGACCGCGCGTTGCGGTTTCGGATGTTGGCCCTGAAGATCACTGTGACAAGGGCGGTCACGGAAGACCTTTACTTGGAGCGGACCCCCGAGCATGACACGAGCGGCTAGATGGCATATCGCGAAACTCCGCAACCGGACGCGGACTGCTGCATGGGCGGCTACTGCTGGCGGAAATTCTGCCCCGACAAGTCCTCGATGCGCCGCTACATCGTCTCCGAGGCCCTGCGTCGCGACATCGGGCGAAACCTCGACGCGATGGGTGCTGAGTCCGGGCAAGGCGCTCTTGATATTCCCGAACTAGACGACGAGGACCGCGACTAGATGGGGCGTGAAGTCACGCTCAAGGTGCCGGGCTTGTACGGGCACCAGCGCATCATCAACGACGCGGCGCAGCGGTTCAAGCTCGGGCGATGGGGGCGACGGGCCGGGAAGACGGTGTGGGTGTTTCGGTCGGCGGTGATGGGGCACGGCCCGATCATGGCGGACGGATTGCCGCTGCACAAGGGCATCATCCACGGGAAGGACGTGGTGTGGGTGGGTCGGTCGAAGGATCAGGCCCGCACGATCTGGAACAACGAGGTGCGGCCCCGCTTCGAGGCCACGGGCATCGGGCAGATCAACGACACGCTGTTCACGGCGACGCTGGCCGGGAGCGGGTTCGGGAAGATCATCGTGAAGTCGCAGGACAAGGACTCGATCAGCAACGTCCGAGGCATGGGCGACACGGTTGGCGGTGTTGTGGGAGACGAGGTGGCGCATTGGGACGACGCGGAGGGGGTATTCAAGGACATATTGCTCCCGGTGTTGACGGACAACCTTGGGTGGTTCGCTGGTGTGAGCACCACGGAGCCTGGGAGTTGGTTCAACCGCCAGTGCGCCCGCATCATGAGCGGCGACGCGAACGTGGCAACGTGGTTCCACTCCTACGCCACGGCCCGCGAGAACCCGCGCATCAGCAAGACAGCGTTCGACCAATTGATCGCGGAGTACGACGCGAACGACCCACGGTTGGCGAAGGAAGTCTTCGCGGAACTGACGGTGGGTGGCGCGGGGCACGCGCTGACGATCCGCGAGAGCGACGTGCTGATCCCCCCGCTGGAGTTCGGGAGCCTGCGCAAGCGGAACGCAACGTTCTTCGGGGGCGTGGACTGGGGGTTCGCCCACCCATTCAGCTTCGGGCTCTACATGTCCGAGCGGGACGGGCTGGTGACGCGGGTGGACGGGATACAGGAGATGCGCCTGACGCCCCCGGAGCAAGCGGACGCGGTACGGATGCTGCTCGCGCAATACGGCTTAGGTTTTCGCGATCTCGACTACACGGTCGCGGGCGGTGACGTGTTCCAGGACAAGGGTCGCTCGATCGGGATGAAAGGCGTCACGATCAGCGAGCAATGGGGCCGACAGGGATGGCACGTCAGGCGCGGTGATACGCGACGGGTGGCGGGCCTGAGCAATGCGCGCACGTACCTGTACGAAAATTTGTTTCGCGTGGCGGGCACCAGGAACGGGATGTGGTTCATCTCGCAATTGCAGGACCGCGTGATGGATGAGCGACATCCCGAAGACGCCCGCAAGGACGACGCACGCTCAGACGGGACTGGGGGCGACGACGGTTATGACGAGTGCTTGGCCCCTGAGACGCTGGTGTTGACACGTGAGCGCGGCTGGACGCCAGTCAAGTCGTTGGTTGGGACAACCGGGGTGGCATATTCCCACCACGGATGGCGTCCGTACTCAGATGTGCGAAGGACGTGGCTTGCAGCGCATATCTACCGCGTTACGCTTGATGACGGGCGGTCAGTTCGCCTGACGGGAGGGCACCCGGTCTTGACGCAATCTGGTTGGGTCGCAGCGCGTGACCTTCAGCCCGACGAACAGTGGGTGGAGTTACTGTCCCCGCTTGGTTATATTCCGTGTTCATCTACAGGAGCGGAAAATGGCCGAGATTCGGGAGTGGGAGGGTCGGAAGTACCGCCAGAACGCGCGCGGGTACTGGCAGTGCGGGAAAAAGTTCCTGCATCGGGAGATGTGGCGTTCACTGGTGGGGGAATTGCCGGATGGGTGGCAGATTCACCACAAGAACGCGGACAAGTCGGACAACAGGGTCGAGAATCTGGAGTGCCTGTCCCCGGAGCAGCACGCGGATCGTCACCGTCAGGAAATGTCGGACGCGATGCGTGTGAAACGACGGATACACGCGAAGAAGATCGAGCAGGCCGCTGCGGAGTTTCACCGATCGGCAGAGGGGCTGGCGATGCACTCTCAGATCGCCAAGGAGACGTGGAAGCATCGGGAGTACCGAGCGGTGACGTGTCTTCAGTGTGGGGTGGAGTACCAGACTCGTGCTACGGGGAAGGCGGTGTACTGCGGGGATGCGTGTCGTCAGATAGCGGCAAAAGCACGTCAGCCACGCATGATCGAAATATCGTGCGAGATATGCGGAACGATATGCCTGTCCCGCAGAGCCTCAACCCTGCGGAAGACAACGTGCTCCCGCTCGTGCCGTGGCGTACTTGCCGCGTGGCGTCGGTACGGCTCGAAGGAATCTCCGATGTCTACAACCTCGAAGTCGAAGGTGCCAATTCCTACGTAGTCGAGGGAGGTCTGGTCGTACATAACTGCAAGATCGCGCTGTTGTCGCGTCCGCGCATCCCCTCGCAGGCCGATGACCCGAAGTTGGGCGATGATCCGCTGCGTGAGGTTGCATGGAAGGTGCATTCGGGCGAGTTAAGTGAACCCGAATGCGGGTTGGACGGTGTGCCGCACTATATTTCGCCCATAACCTATGAGGACGTGAGTTAATGCCCCGCCCATCGACGGTCACGGCGCTGCTGGCGCTTGTTGAGCAGCAATCTCGCACGATCGAGACACTTTCGCAGGCGCTCGCGTCTGTTATCCCGCCCCCACAGGACTTTGTAGGGGCTCCGATGATCTCGGTATCGGAAATGGCGGCGGCGCACGATAGTCTTGGCGATACCCTCCCGGAACGGGTGCGAAAGGCGATCAGCATGGTGCCGGGTCTCACGCCAGACTTCGAGGATTACCTTGTTTCGACGGCCAATGAGCTGCTAGACGCCGGGATGGACGAACACCTCGTCGTCCAGCGCATCGCCCACGGGGAACAGTAAGGCATGGCATCAGAAATTCTCGGGGCGCTCAACCCCGGACCCCCGGTCCCGCTGCCCGGTGATTACCGCCCGGAGTCGGCGGACCCGATGCACGGCGTCGTCACGGAGGACGAGGGCGAAGAGACGCCGAAGGCCCGCGCTAACCGCAATACGGGCTGGTTGCTGGAAGAAAAAGACAAAAAGAAGGTCGCGGCGCGCGTCATCAAGTACCAGGATGACCAGGAACCCGCGATGGACGAGCGGAAGACGCGCTGGAAGGCGTTCCGCTGGTGGAGACAAGGTAAGCGATTCGTGCGACTTGTGCAAGAGGCTGAGCGCAGTCGCGTGTACGCCCCGCCGCAGTCAGCCGCGCTCCCCCCGTCCCCTAACCTGTGCGATTCCCTGATGCGCAAGATCGTGGCGACGATCACGATCGACCCCTGGGTTGCGGAGTGCGAGCCACCGTCTGCGGAGGACGAGGACCGTGACGCCGCCGAATTGTCGCAGCGCATTCTTGAGGGCTTTGGGAGCGATCGGCAGATGTCGATTGCGGCGGCGATCGAGGACGCGCTGGACAAGGCGGGCACGTATTGCACGGGGTTCGTCTATACCGAAGTCACCCCGAACGGGCGGATGGTCCCGAAGCTGGTCGAGGCGCATCCCGCCGCGACTGATGCCGCGAACCCGCTGGCGAACCCAGAACTAGGCTACCCGGACGGCCAGACCACGCTCAAGTACGAGACACTGGACGGGAAGCTGGAAGAGGACGCGGTGAACGCGGTGCGGGAGTGGGAGCCGGATATTGACCTCTGCACGTTGACCGGGCACCATGTCCGCTTCCTCCCGGAGACGTGCAGCGGGCTGCACGACGCGTACGGGGTCATTATCTGTAAGCCGATGACGCTCGGGGCGCTCAAGTCGCTCTCTCCGGACACGGAGTGGACCGAAGAGACCACACGCAAGGTCGCCTCGTTCCGTCCGAATGGCTGGGAAGACACGCTCCCGATCTCGATGCGCGAGGACGTGGCAAAGTTGCGGACGGAGACAGACGGGAAGATCAGCAACGACACGCTGTGCTTCCCGCTCAAGCTGTACATCCGCGAGACCGCCGACTACGAGAACGGGGCGTATTTGCTTGTGGCGGGCGATGAGGTGCTCTACCGTGGCCCGTGGGGCGGGGTGGCGGCTGGGCCGCAGGGCAAGGATCAGTGGGAGACGTTCATGCTCCCGGTTGTGCCCGTGCGCTTCATGGACGACCACCAGGGCGATGACCCGTACGGGGACACGCTGGCGCGCATCCTCGGCCCGATGGACGACATCTTAGCGACGCAGCTCGCATCCACGATCCAGTTCGCGGACCGCGTGAACAAACCGCGTGAGTACATCCCGATCGGGTCGATCATCCAGCCCGAGCAGATGCGTCGTCGCGACGGACGACCGATCCTGTACAACCCGGAATCTGGCATCCCGATCATCGAGCAGATCTCCCAGTACCCGAATGTGGTGCAGTGGGTGATCCAGTACATGACCGAGCAGATGAACACGGAGTCGGGGCTTGGTCCGCAGGCGCAGGGCATGTCTACCCCGTCCGTGCGCTCGAACGAGCAGCAACAGGCGCTGATTGAGCGATCCATTATTAACGTGGCGCCGACTAAACGGAACGCCGACGCCGCGTTTGTGCAGTTGTGCAAGGTGCTGCTCCAGCTTATGCGCGTGTACTACACGACCGCGCGCCGGATCAGCTATGTCGGGGCTGACGGGGCATACAAGGAGAAGGCGTGGTCACGGGCCGATCTGCGGGGCACCACAGACGTACGGATTCGCCGTGGATCAGGCTCGATGATGCCCTTGAGTGTCAAATTGACACTGGCGCGCGAAGAGCTAGATTTGGGCATGAAGGCGCAAGACCCGCTCTCCTACCTCCGCTACCAGCAGACGCTGGCCGGGCGGCTGGACCCGATTCTCGGGATGCAGCAGGACCCCACGGTGCAGCGGGTGCGTGGGCAGATCGAGCAGTGGGCAAGTGGCCCCCCGCCCGAATTGTTGCAGCAAGGGGACGAAAACGCCATCGGGCAGGCCGCCATCGCAATTTTTAGCCCGCTCCCGGTCGATGACGACCCGATGCGTGCGCAGGTGCGCTACCGCGAACTGTCACACGCGATGGAGACGGACAACTTCAAGAAGCACGCGGCGCACCAAGCATGGCAGCAGGGCTTCACGCAGGCGTGGATGCTGGCAAAGCAGGCATCAGGTGTCATGACGATCCCTGAGCAGCAACAGGCCCAGCAACAGGCCCAGCAGGCACAGCAGCAGGCTGCCCAACAGCAACAGCAGGGCGCGCAACAGCAGCAGCAGGCCGAGACGCAGCAGGCGTTGCAGTCGCGTCAGGCAGAGCACAGCCAGAAGATGCAGTTTGCGCAGGAAGACCATGCCGTAAAGCTACAGCAGAAGGTCGAACAGGGCAGGGATGCCCAGCCACCCAAGTAACGGCACATGGATTACTCAGAAGACGAAGAGATTCTTGAGTCTGTATCAGTAGTTGAAGATGGCGAATCGTTAGATTCCTCCACAGATGGAGAATCCGAGGAAGAAACTCCCGATATAGAGGAGTCCGAGGGTTCTCAGGCCGAAGACGCCCCCGAAGGGGGACGCGTCCGAGGCCCGGACGGGAAGTTTGCAAAGAAGGCCGCTGACCCGGAAGGTGACGCGGAATTGTCAGAGGGAGAACCGGCGGAAGCCCCTCCCACCGAGGAAACACCGAAAGTCCCGCAGGGACGCCCGGTGCAGATCAAGGCTGACGGGGAATTGTATGACCTCCCCGGTGCTACGCAGCGTGACGACGGTACGATCGAGCTGAATGCGCAGGGTTTCGACCTCGTGCATCGGTACGTCGGGCAGGCGGTGGTCAGCCAGAAGAAGATCGCGAAGCTGACGGCTGAGAACCAGCAGTTAGCGACGCAGCGCACACAGAAGGACGAGTACAACGAAAAGCTGGGCGAGCGGTACGCGGAACTCGCGCAACTCGCGCTGGATGACCCTGAACAGGCCATTCAGTTGCTGCAAGGGTTCGCACAGCAGCTCCCCACGCTCCAGGCACAGATGGAGGCGGCGCATTGGCGGCAGGTGGCGGAACAGCGCGATCGGCAGCTACAGCCCGACCCCCAAGTGGTGCAGTACGAGCAGGAAGAGGCGCTGAAGCAGTCCTTGAACGAAGGATGGAGCGAGGCGATGCAGTCTGATTGGGCCAAGGAATTGACCCCTGAGGACCAGCAGCAGTTGGTCGGTGAGATTTGGGCGATCCGCGAGATTTTCAAGGTGGTCGCGACCAAGGATGTCCCGGAGTACGACGTTCGGCAGGGCGAGGTGTTGTTCCATCGCCCGAAGATGCTTGAGACGCTCGAAAACAGGGCGCGGTATATCATCGGCCTCCGCAAGTCTTCCCAGCGTGTGGCACAAGTAGCGAAGAAGAGCGTCACCCCGACCGTTGTTGCCCCACCGATGGGTGCAAAGAAGGCGGTAGGATCTGGCGCGGCTGGCACGGTCACGAAGCAGGCGAAGACCCGCGAAGACTGGGCCAGGAAGAATCTCGGAATCTAGGCAGGACAACGTATAGGAGTCGCTACTCATGGCGGCTGCAAGCATTACCCCGGTCGGCTCATCTGAAGTCGACAAGGTGTGGAAGAAGATTCAGGGCGACCTGAGCGAAGGTTTCAACTTCATGGTCGAGGAGTTCGATTGGCTGGACGATTACCCCAGCGTCGAGTTCCCGTGGTCGCAGCGTGAGGTCACCTTCACGGTGGACCTGGACGACGACATCAACGTGGCGGCGATCCCTGACGCGGGCTATCGTGCGCGTCCGAGCGCCGTGAACGTTGAGGAAGCCACGTTCGCGCTCACGAACTTCAACACCACGTTCACCGCCTCGCATCTGGCGAAGTGGGCGGATCAGGGCAAGACCAACCAGATCGAGAAGGAACTGCGGCGCCGTGGCGCCAAGAAGGTGCAGGCGATGGCCCGTAAGATCGGGGACTCGATCTACGGCACCAGCGTTGGCACGATGGCCCTCACTGACACCAACTTCGGTGGGACCAGCACGACCGCGACGCTGCACTCGGCGTTCGGGGATACCTCGCTGACGAACGCGGCGTACATCGCGGACCGTTTCCGCGTGGGTGAGTGGGTCGGTATCGTGGATAGCTCGACGCTGCAGATCATCACGCAGATCACGGACATCTCCACCACCACCCCGTCGATCTCGGTGACGGGCCCGACGCTCACCAACACCAACAACAACCTCAAGATCGTTGGGGCGGCATCGCTGGAGAACACCACGATCGCCGGTACCGACTACAACAAGATGCCGGTCGGGTTCCTCGACGTGCTCAAGTCGGACACCGTGCATGGTATCAGCACCAGCTCGGATAACGCGCGCTGGGCGGCCGGGTTCGCAGATTCGACCACGGGCGGACGTATCGACCCGACGAAGCTGCAGAAGTTGGATGATTCCGTCGCGAACGCTGCGCCGGGCATGAAGGGACCGGACACGTACCTGATGTCGCAGGGGGTCTATCGTGACCTTGTGGACCAGGCGCGTGCGGCGGTTGAGTACGAGTCCCCGATGGGCATGGAGATCGACGGCAGCGTCAAGAAGAAGGGCAAGACCTTCAAGAAGACCCGCCGCGTTCCCCCGGGCCACCTCATCGCGTACGACAAGAGCCGCTACCAGAAGCTCATGCTCGTGCCGAAGCCGTCGAACAACCTGCGCTGGGACGCGGGGATCGACCTCATCACGCAGGAAGCCTCGCTCTTCCCGATGAACACCGTGTTCGGGCTGGCCTGCCGTTCGCGCGCGAGCTTCGGGTACTACAGCGGGCTCACCGAGTCCTAAGGGGGCATCATGGCGCACAACGTCAAGGAGTTCTCGAAGGCAGGGCTGGCGTACCAGTCGGGCGTTGATGTTGGCGCCCTCACGGTTGCGTCCCGGTACAAGCCCTTCCGGTTCACCCTCGCGGGGACCGTGTGGGTGCAGAACGCCACCACGAAGCACAATCTCGGCTGTCTCGGGATCGCCGGAACGGTGGTTCGAGCCTACTACTCCGGGAAGACCGTGGTGGCGGGTGGGACGCTCACGGGTGGGGTGGTGGCATACGACGCGTCTGCGAACGCGGAGGTCGTCATCACTGACACCTTCAACCCCGAGTCGGCAACGGCGCGGGAGGGTTTTGCCCTCACCATCGCCACCACCAACGTGGCGCTGGCGGCGGACGATACCATCGAGTTTCACGCGGTGGCGAGCGATAGCGCCGTGACTGACGTGACAGAGGGTGTGCTTGTGCTCGTGGTGGACCCGGCTGAGGATTCGCAGCCTACCCGCTAACCCATTCCTGACGATGACGACACTCGATCTTGCAACAGCACCTACTCTCACATCACAGACGCAAGTGGACGCGCTGATCTGGGATCGAGTGCCGCATCCGTCATGGCAGGAAGAGTTGGACCGCATCACCCCCGCCTCCAATTTCGAGCACAAGGAGCGCGGGATCATCTGGTGGGAGCCCGGCGATACGTGGGAGCCCGTCCAGCGATGGATCATCTACAAGCTGTGGCCGAAGAAGGCCATCCCCGCACACATCCTCAAGCAGTTGCAAGGCCCGCACCCGCGTAGCAAGGGCAACTACAGCGAACGACTCGGCTGCTGGGTCAATGGGTGCGCGCCCGATATCACGAAGACAGCATGGGAGATTTACCAGAAGTTCGGCGGGTGGGCACAGCCGTATTGGGTGCTGCAGGGCGAGAATGGGGGGCACCGCTACAACCTGTTCCCGTGGGAGCGGGTGCTGTTGCACCTGGCAACTGGGCGGAAGGACGTGGCACTTCCCGGGGACCTCCCGTACTGCGAACCGGATCGGCGGACGTGGGCGGCGTTGTGGGAAGCCAAGCAGCGGAGTGACGAAGCCTTGAAACTCGCGGCGCTGGCGACGAAGTACCGAGGGGAGTTGGACGGAGAGAACGCGCAGATGGTGGACCAGGCGGCACGAGAGTTCGTGCGGTCGTGGGGCGAGAGTGTGGCGCAACATGCCGACGAGTTGTCGTGGGCGATGAGGCGCAACTCCTCGATGGCCCGCTCGGATGCACAAGGGGTGGATTATGCGGCGGATGAGGAAGATCTGATCCGCGAGTTGCGGCACGAGTGGACGGGGAACGTCCCGAAACTGAACATCTAACCAACCGAGACATGGCAAAGCCTGCTGGCGAAACCGAGCAATGGGAAACACGGACTGGCGTCACGATGCGCGACCAGCACGGGCGTGAGTACAGCGCCGAGATGGACAAGCGCACGATGTCCCCGGTCGGGCCGATCACGCCGCGCAACTTCCGACAGCCCATCCCCACGCCCGCCAAGTACATCGCCCCGGTCAAGGGGCAGCTCGGGATGATCCAGATCGACTACGACGGATGGAAGCGAGACATCTTGCTCGCTGAGGGCAGTCGCGTGACGAAGCTCCGTGATCTGGCGGAGAAGATGTACGGGAACGCATTCGCGACCGTGCTCAAGGACCCCCCGGGTGAACTGCTGCACAAGCTCGGGGCCGGGCCGCTCCCGATCGAGTTCGTGATGGCGATGGAGGCGGGCCGCTCCCCGTGGGCGCTCGGCATTTTCCGCGCGAACGGGCAGCCTTCCCCCAAGCCCAAGTGGCTCACAGCGGAGCTTGAGGCGCGGATGAACAGCGCGCTCAACACGGTCTGGAACAGCTTCGATTCTGCCACGGCCGCGCTCCCGGTTGCGCAGCCCGGGGAGTTCACGGACGACCCGTTCGAGGAACCCGAATCTGCCGAAGCCACGTGGGAAGACGCGGAAGAAGAGATTGTGGACGAGTTGCCGGTCGCTGCAGTTGGCGCGGGCTACGGAACGGTCGGGAAGCCACAGGTAGTGGTCCCCGCAAAGCGTGGCCCAGGTCGCCCGCGCAAGAACGCATAGTTCGACTCATCTGGTAGGGTAACATCGCGGGTCTGTAATGGCGAACAAAGTACAGGTGAACGACAAGGGCGCACAGGTTATCACGCTCGACACGACGGGTGCCGTTGTCATCCACAACAGCTTCGGTAGCTCGAAGATCGGGAGCTGGAAGTTGCAGGTGGTGGTGGGCGGCGGGTCACCGGGCTCTTTCGTCATCAAGCAGCGTCTCCACGGGAGCGGCCTGACGGGCTCCAACTGGATCAGCACGTTGTACTACAACGAGGCGACCACGACGGTCCCGAGTGCTGGTGACCCGGTGGCCGTGAACGGCATCTATGTGGTCGTGTGCGACCAGTGTGACGTGCAGCTCGACTACACGTCGGGCGCGAACGGGATGACGGTGTACGCCCGGCCCTACAACGGCTAATGCCGGGCCGTCGCGTCCCTACCCGCCGCAACGTCTCCTCGACCGGGGGCGCGGCCCCCGCGTTCGGGGTACTGTCGGTTGAGCCGAGTACGCTGGTGTTCTCCGGGGTGGCCGGGGCTGACGCCTTTGTCCCCGAAGACATCATGCAGGCGTACAACTCCGGGGCAGGCCCGTGGAGCGGTGCGCCTTCTATCGGGATCGCCTACGATGTCACACCGGACTGGCTTACCCTCACGCCGGAGGCTGGTGTAGACGGGGTGATCCGGTACACGATCACGGTTGACACCACGATCCTCGCGGCCGGGACTGAGGTTGCGACCGTGACCTTCACGGACGCGCTGTGCAGCAACTCGCCGCGCGTGGCGACCGTGACGGTGGTGGTGGAGGCCGATGACCCGACGATCGGACTGTCACAGTCCCTGTTCTCTGCGTCGGTCCCAGCGGGCGACGTAGGGGGGGAGCAGACGGTCACGATCACGAATGTCGGGGGCGGTGCGCTGGCAACCCCCACGGTTGGGACGGTGACGGGAACCGGGGCGTCTTATGTGGGCACCCCCGCGATCACCGGCTCAGGTCCGTGGACGCTGACGTTTACCCCGACCGCGACCTCTGCCTCTGCCGGGGCGTACCAGGCGGTCATCCCCGTTGTCTCTGCGGGCGCGAACAACACCCCGCAGAATGTGACGGTGGACCTTACGGTGACCGCAGCCGGGAGCGCGATCATCGGGTTGCCCTCGTCCGGGCAGGAAGCCAAGTACGTCGCCGGTAGCTCGAACGAGCCGACGAGCCAAGTCTTTATCGTCCAGAACCACGGGACCGAAGCGTTCGCCGGGTTGCAGGCCAATATCGCCTATTCCGGGGAGTCGTCCGGGTGGCTCAGCGCCTCGTTCGTCGGGCAGCAGGTAACGCTGGCGTTCGACTGTGAGCCGAACGTGGTGTCAGAAGGTGTGTCGTATGCCACGGTCACGTTCTCTGACGCGAACGCCGTATCCCCCGCGACGTATGTGGTGGACCTGTACACATCGGCGGCGACGCTCGTCCCGAACATCACCGCGACCCCGGCCAGCGTTTCCCGTATCTACAGCACGGGCGCTACCCCGCCCGCGCAGCCGGTCACGGTCGGGAACTCCACCGGGTCGATTGCGGACCTTGGGACCATCACGGCGAGTGTCACGACCGCGACGACGTGGGTGACCGTCTCGTATGCGTCCGGAACCGCGACCATCTCGTTTCCGGGTGCGGGCGCACTCGAGGCGGGCACGTATTCGGCTAACGTGCGGATCGCGGGTTCGCAGGCCGGGAACTCGCATGTCGATGTCACGATCACCCTGATCGCACAAACACCAACCACGGTCCCGCTGCTGCGCTACACCCTGCCGGGTGGGGTGACGCAGAACGCGACCACGGGCTACTGCGAGGGTGTCCCGACCGGGGTGCTCGTCACCCCCCCCTCGGGGTGGGACGCAGCGGCCACGCACTCCCCGATCACCGCAGCGGCGTTCCAGACTGCGCTTAACCAGAGCGCCCTTGCCGCGAACGCGAACGGGGCCGGGAACGTCATTATCGAGATGGACCCGAACGTGACGTACGTGTCCACTAACCCCTTCACGGTCCCCGCGACCGTGGATCGTACGGGGTGGCTCATCATCCGCCCGACGACGCACGGGAGCCTCAACCTCACGCGCGGCGTGCGGATTCAGGAGGCTGACGAGGCGAACCTGTTCACGTTGCAATCCCCGAACGCGACCGAGATGCTGCGTATCGGGGACAACTGCACGAAGGTCTGGATCATCGGCATGAAGACGACCGACGTTCTCCCGAATCAGGTCAACTTCAACCACGTCACCGTCAGGCCCAGCACCTACAGCTCTAACCAGTCCCCCGTCCCGCAGGACATCTACTTCGACCACTGCTGGTTCAAGGGGAACACGCGCCCCGAAGGTGGGAGCATCCGTGGAGTGTACTGGACGGCCTTTCGTACCGCGATCATGGACTGCCGCTTCACGGACTTCCGCAAGGGGCCGCATGGGGGGTCGGGGCAGAGCCCGCAGGAGTCGCAGGCGATCTACACCCCACAGGGCGGGCAGTTCTACTACATCTACAACTGCTTCCTCGAAGCGGCGGGCGAGACGTATCTGTCGGGCGGGGTGGCATTGGCCGGGCAGGACCCCTCCCTCAACCCGCGTGACATCTACTTCAAGCAGTGTGTGTTCACCGGTCGCTTGACGTGGTGCAAGACGCACCCCGACTACGCGGGGTTGGACTTCGCGCACAAGAACCTGTTCGAGATCAAGCGCGGGATTCGCATCCTGGTGGACGGGTGCATTTTCAAGGACGGGTTCGCAGACGATCAGGCGGGCATCCAGATCGTGCTCAAGAGCACGAACCAGAGCGGTGACAACCTGAACAGTTACAGCGATGATGTGCAGATGATCCACTGCTGGGGTTACAACATGCAGCGGACGTGGAACTGCATCAGCATCTCTGCGAACAACCCGGCGCTCGTCCCGCCGCTGATTCACCAGTCAAAGCCGAGTGACCGGCATCACATACTGGAAAACCTGTTCGAGCGGATCAACCTGCCCGGCCTTGCCCCGAACAATCCTGGGTCAGGGTATCTCATGGAGACGGCCAACAACGCGACGAACACGGTATGGGAGCGCAACACCACAGTGATGAACGGTGGCCCGAACCTCACTGGCGCGGTGCTCGCGGGGCGCATGACGAACTTTGAGATCATCGACAACATCTTCCCGCAGGGCAAATATGGGATCACGGGGACGGGTACGCAGGAGGGTAACGCCTCGATCAATGCGAACTGGACCAACGCCACGGTGACCCGTAACACGTTCTATGCGGGTGGTGCGGTGGGGGCATCGTCGTACCCACCCGGTAATGATTTCCCGGCAGCGGTCGCAAACATCGGCTTCGTCAATCCAACCGGGTCGGCCCCGCTGGACTTTGACTTCCTTCCTTCGTCCCCGTACTATGGGAACGGGGTGGAGCCGACGCGCGGCGCAAACGTGAAGCGTGTTCACTACAAGACGAACGGCGTCCTCGCCGGGACCCCGGTGAATAGCTAATGGCAGTCACACGCGGAACACCAAAAGCAGGCAACTCGGGCGGGCTCGGGACAGGCTTCACGATCGCGAGCGTGAATTGTAGTGGGACGGATCGCTACCTGATGGTCACGGTCGCCGTGTCAGGCACGTCGGCGCCTGTTACGTCGGTCACGTTCAACGGCTCGGAGTCGTTAACGTTCGCGTCTGGGCGCAATGGGGGCACCGACTCACGCGAGGAGGTGTGGGTACTGACCGCGCCGTCAGCCGTCACGGCGAACGTTGTTGTGGTCACGCCGTCAACCCTCTCGTGCGGCATCGCATTACCGTATGCCGGCGTGGACCAGACCACGCCACGCGAGGGGCCTATCGCGTCTGGTGGGACATCGACCGCGCCCGCTCTGGCGGGAACGCTTACCTGGGGTGGCGGCGCCGACGAGTTGGCCATGTCGGTCGTGTGGAAGGGTACTGGCATCACCTTCACGCCCGACGCGGGTGTCACGTCCGTGGCTTCGACCACCTCCGGGTCTGGCGCGTCACACGTCGGGTTGCACTTGCTCGCGGATTACGACACGGAGACGGGCAAGGTTGCGGGTGCGCTGGGTTCTAGTACGGGCTGGGGCGTGATCGGGGCCAACCTCAACGCGGCAGCGGGTGGATCATCCATCGCTGCAATTTCCGCAGGCTATCACAACCAAGGACTCCGATAATGGCACTCGTAGGATACCTCAAGCAGTCCACCGCCGCAACTACATCCTACAGGGCGGAGTCGGCTGGGACGGTGGATTGCTCGGCGGGAACAACCAGAACGGGTACCTGGCAAGTCGCAATGTTTTTGTGGACCCGGCGAACTGGAACTACACGCTTGTCCCGTCGCTGACAGCTGCGTCGAAGGACTTCCCGGGCGGCGGTGGCGACACGACCGGGACGGCCGACTGCGGCTATAACCACGCCTACCTGATCGCCATGTTGGGCGACATCGGAGACTGAGATGGCGATTACACGCAGCACGGCAGTCAGTAACCGGACCACCGGAGCGACGACGCTGACGCTATCAAGCGTCACGGTCCCGGCTGGATCTGACCGCATCCTCGAAGTGGCCGTTGGGCTATCGACGAGCACGTCTTCGGTGTCCTCCATCAGCTTCAACGGATCGGAGGCGCTCTCGTCTGTCCGGGTCCGCACCCAGAGCACCGGGAGCCAGTCGCGCGCTGAGGTGTGGCGGCTCGTTGCCCCGACCGCGACCACGGCGAACGTGGTGATTACGCTCGCATCGTCGTCCAACATCATCGCGACTGCCCAGCCGTGGGCCGGCGTGAATCAGACGACACCGCACAGTCCAACGACCGCGCATCGCCAGGGCGGGACCGGGATTACCACATGGTCGGATACAGGCGGGAATAGCGTCCCGTGGGGCGGCGGGGATGATGTGCAGGTCGCATGGATCTTTCACCGCAATGATACGATCGGGTGGACGACTGACGCTGGCGTCACGGAACGAACGAACGCCACAGCGGGCGGTGCCTCGACGTACATGCGTATCGTCCAAGTCACAGACCAGCAGGACGAGAGTGGGAAGGTGTGGGGCGCGTCCGCCAGCAGCGTGGACGGGTCGGTCATCAGCTACAACCTGATTGCCGCCTCTGCGGGCGGATCTTCCATTGCCGCGATTGTGAGCGGATACCAACAGCGAGGCACGATCTAACATGGCACTTGTAGGCTACCTCAAGCAGAGCACGACCGCAACGATCGTCCTCGGCCCGTTCGTGGATTCAACGGATGGGGACACGGCGGAAACCGCGCTGACCATCGCGCAGGCTGACGTGCGACTGAGCAAGAACGCGGGCACGTACGCGCAGGTCAACGAGTCCACCTCCGCGACGCACATGGAGGCGGGGCTGTACTCGAAGCCGCTCAACACCACGGACACGAACACGCTCGGCATCCTGACGGTGGCGGTCAAGCCCTCGGGCGCGTTGCGCGTCAGGCAGGACTACGCGGTCGTGACGGCCAACGTCTACGACTCCCTGCACTCGACCGACGTGCTCGACGTGAGCGTGACGCAGATCGCCGGGAGCGCGGTCAGCACCTCGACCGCACAGCTTGGGGTCAACGTTGTCTCGTCCGGTGCTGCGGCTGGGGTGACCGGCTACAAGAAGAACACCGCCGTGACCGCGTTCGGGTTCTACGTCGAGCTGGCGGCGGGTGGTCCGGCGACGGGTGTGACGATCACGGTGCAGGTCTCGAAGGATGGGGGCGCGTTCACGAACGTCACGGATGGGGCGGGCGTGGCAACCGAGATCGGGAGCGGGTTCTATCAGGTGGACCTGACGGCGGGCGAAATGAACGCGAACGAAATCCTGCTCAAGGCGACCGGGACCGGGTGTAACCAGCGCAGCATGAAGATTCGGACACAGGTGTAACGTGCTCATCGACTTCGACCAGGGCAAGACGTTCGGGGTGCTCGCGTTGTTCTCGCCCGTCTATGTCTTCGTGTCCGAGGGCGCGGGAGAAGACCCCCCGGTGACTGGTCCGGGGGTCATCCTGCCACACTCACGCGCACGTCGCATTGCGTCGATCTTGAACGGGGAGTAACCGATGGCACTTTGGGATACCGCTGACCTTGTGGCGCGTGTGCGGCGGTACGCGAACCGCCCGCCGCAGGACGAACTGTTGACGGACGACCTCATCTACGCGTTGTTGACGGAAGCGCAGACCGAGGAGTTGGCCGACCTCGCCGCGCTGGCCCCCACGTCACAGATGGGGGCACCCGTGCTGCTGACCTCAGCGGACGGGGGTGTCACGTACACCTTCGGAACCGACGTGGACGGGAACAACGTCTTCCCGCTTGCCTGCGAGGTGTACGCGGAGCTCAACGGGCGGGAACTGCGGGCGTGCTCGTGGGACTACGGGGGCGACTTCGTGGTCGAGGGGGACCGCATTCGAATGCCGGGGAACACGGCGCAGACCTTCTCGGCGGGGCCGTATGCCCGCTTCGTGCGCGCGGACGCGCAGATCGACGCCAGCACGCAGCCGGTGCTCAAGCCGCCCCCGGCGCGCATCACGCTGGTCTGGAAGGCGCTCATCAAGTTCGCCGCGATCGGGGGGCTGCGCGATCCCGCCCCCTTCGAGGAGAACTACGCCGCGAGCAAGCGGCAGTGGGTGCAGGCGATCCGCACGCAGTTCGCGGACAGTGCGGGCGTCGCGAACGAAGACCTCGTGCGCCCGCGGTGGTGGGTCCACTACGGGAGGGTTTAGCCCAATGCCGCTAAACCCCCAAAGGTCGCTATAAATGCCCCGCACCCGCGCCGGCCAATACCCCCGTGCCCGCACCCCGCTGGAGGGTGCCCCGATCGTCGGGATGGACGATACGCTGGACTGGAACGTCACGCGCCCGAACATGGCGCTGGACCTCCTCAACATGTACGTGCCCCCTGGCAATCCGGGGCGGCGCGTGTGGGGGCGTCCGGGGCTGACGGCGACGACGGGGTTGGCGACCGGCGTCGTCCAGTACCTCGGGCAGCTGCGGAAGCTGAACGGGACGCACTACACGATCTGCATCTGCGGGGGAAAGCTCTACACCCTGAACTGGTCAACGCTGGCGTGGACGGAGGCGGTGAACGCGGCGACGTTTTCGGCCGCGACTATCACCCTGTCCACCACGGCCCGGTTCCACGGCTACACCCTGAACGACAAGCTCATCCTGTGGGACGGGGTGAACGTGGCGTGGGCGTGGGACGGGACGACGAACGGGGGGCTGACCAAGCTCACCGCCGCCGGCACGCCCGCTGGCATCCCGGTCAGCGGTCCCTACTACGCCAAGGCGTTCCTCGCCAAGAGCACGGAGCGCAATGCGTTCATCTGGAGCGAGGAGGGCGACCCCACGATCGGGTACGAGAACGGGGGCTACCTCAACGTCTGGAGTCCGATGGGCGGGGGGCCGCTCCGCGCCCTCGCCGCCACCAACGATGCGCTGTTCGTCGCGGAAGAGAACCGGATGATCCGCATCACGGGTGCGGTGTCCACGGACTTCCAGACCTCGGGCACCCGGTCGGACGTGAGCGAGACGGTGGGGACCAAGTCCGCGCTGCTCGTGACGGACAACGGGGTGGTGCTGCTGTCCTCGCAGGGGGAACCGCACATCATCCGGGGCGGGCTGGCCGACATGTGGCGCAACTGCCAGGTCGCCACCAGCACGATGAACCTCGCCGCGCTCGACAAGGCGATTCTGGTAGAGTGGCCCCTGCTGGATGCCGTGCTGATCGGGGTACCTATGCTCCCGAACTCAAAGGTGTCGCAGTGGCTGGTGTTCCGGGTCAGCGAGGAAACTCCGCGCTATATCGGGCGCTGGGATCTCGGGCTGAACGACACAGCTGCGGTGGTGCTGGACGGGGATCTGGAAACGTCCTTCCTCGTCGGCGGGAACGCGGACGGGCAGGTGTACGTCATGGGAAGTCCGCTCGGCAGTGTCTGGAACGATGGGACTTCCGAGATCCCGCACCAGGTGAAGTGGCAACCGCTCGGGGCCGACGCGGACACGGAACGGCACTATGACCGCTTGACGGTGGTGCTGGATGGGACGGCGACGGCCACGCAGGTCACCACGGCCTACCAGACGACCCGTGGCACGTCCATGGCGCAGACGGATACGATCGCCGCGGTCGGGGGCGGGGACTTGCTCGACCTGAGCTTCGTCCTGAACACCTCGACCCTGGCCCTGTCCACCCCGGAGCGCCGGGTAGTGTTCGGGCTGAACGGGGACGGGCGCTGGATCGTGCCCATCGTGTCTCATTCGGAGCCTGGCAAGACCTTCGGCCTCAAGGCTGTCACGGTCGAGGCTTACCCCACCGGCACGGACTACACCAACCCGTAGGATACGATCATGGCTGACATCGGGACACTGACAAACTACACGGGCGGCAGCGTGCTGTACGCTGCCGCCCTCAACTCGGACTTCGGCGCGATCCGCACGGTCGTGAACGGGGCCGTGGTGCATACGGACAAGGCGTCTCAGGTCGTGACGAAGACGCTGACGTTCACCCCGGACAGCGGGGAAGCGTTCACCGTGAGCACGGGCGGGGCCACGATCACGGCCGGGGGCCTGACCATCACGGCGGGTGGCCTGACGGTGACGGCGGGTGGGATCACGTCGAGCGGGACCGCGGCGTTTGCGAACGTCACGGCGTCGGGCACACTCGGCGTGACGGGCGCAAGCACGCTGGCGGCGGTGAGCTGCACCACGCTCGCCGCGTCGGGGGCGATCACCGGGACGCTAGGGACGGCCGCCCAGACGAACATCACGAGCCTGGGCACGCTCACGGCGCTCACGATCAGCGGGACGCTCACGCTGTCCAATGCGTCCCCGCTCTCGCTCGCGGCCACGGCCAAGTTCGTGGTAGGCGCCACGGCGTTCTCGATCAAGGATAGCGGCGATGGGGTCACGGCGTTCGGGATCACGGGCACCGGGACGGCCACGGCGGTCGTGCTCAACGGCGGGTCCAGCGGGTCGATCACGGCGACCGGGAACAACGGCAATAGCGTGATTCTGTCTGGCGGCAATTCGCGGTTGGTGGCGACAAGCGGGGTGGTGTTGCTCGGCACGGACGGGACGAACCCGGCGACGGCCAGCACGACGGTCAACCTGCCCTGTATGCCGTACGTCTCGACGCCCCCGAGCGGGTCGCTGGGGTCCGGGAAGGTCGGGGCGTTCTGCATGGAGCCGGGCGACAACAAACTCTGGATCTGGAGCGGCAGCGCGTGGAAGTACGCCACCCTCACCTGATTCCCATGAAACTCACGATCACGGCAGAAGAGCGGGAATTACTGACTACCCTTGGGCGCGAGGCCGAAGCGAAGAAAGCGGCATTCGAGGCGGCGGTGCGGGACTTCCGGCTTGCCTTCGACATGGCGATGCGCGGGCGCAGCCTGTCCAACGTCGCCTTCATCGCCCTCTCGGACGATGGGCTGCAGGTCGAGGAATTGGGGCCGCGTCTGGTGCCGGATGACCCGGAGGATGTCCCGGCATGATCGAGCGGGCGACGTGGGGGACGGATGACCGGCGGTTGCGGGACATGGTCGCGCGGCTGCAGGCGCGCACGGTCCTGCATGTCGCCACGGCCACGACCCTCACCGCCGCGCAAGACATCGTCCTCGTGGACACGACCGCCGGGAGCGTGACGGTGACGCTCCCGGATGCGCGTGCCCATGCGGGAAAGATCTACGACATCAAGAAGATCCCAGCCGCGAACACCCTGACGGTGCAAGCCAGCGGGTCGGACACGGTGGACGGAGGCGCGTCGAGCGCGTGGACGACCGCGCTCGAATCCCGACGCTTCGAGTCGTGTATCGTCACGGAGCCGGCGACCTGGGGGTGGATAGTTGTCTAGCAGATTGTTTGCCCATGCCAAAAGATAGCTTACACGATAGTATACCACAACATAGGGTCATCGTATGAGCTACGCCCCGACGAACCGCCCCACGACCCCGGCCACGCACACGCATCCCGCGTCCGACATCGCGAGTGGCGTGGTGGCCCCGGCACAGCTCGGAACCGGGACCGCCGACGATACCGTGTTCCTGCGCGGGGACGGGACGTGGGCCACACCTCCCTCAAGCGGTGGGGTGAGCGATGGGGACAAGGGCGACATCACGGTCTCCTCGTCTGGCTCGGTCTGGACGATCGACGCGGGTGTGGTGGGGACGAGCAAGCTGGGCGGGGACATCACGACGGCCGGCAAGGCGCTCCTGGATGACGCGAACGCCGCGGCGCAGCGCACGACACTCGGGCTGGGGCCGGTGGCCACGGTGAGCACGGTCCCGTTCTCGCTGATCGACGGCATCAACGCCGGCACGCTCGTCGGGCGCGGGGTCGGATCGGGCGGGGGCATCCTGCAGGAGATTACCCTCGGGACCAACCTCTCGATGAGCGGGACGACGCTCAACGCGGCCGGGAGCGGGGGCGTGAGCGACGGCGACAAGGGCGACCTCACCATCACGGGTGGTGTCTGGACGATCGACAACGACGTGGTGACCTACGCCAAAATGCAGAACGCCTCGGCAGGCAACGTCGTGCTCGCACGCGCCAACGCGGCGAGCGGGGACTACGGGGAGGTCGCGCTCGCGGCCTCGCGGCTGCTGGGGCGTGGCAGCACGGGCGACGTGGCGGCGATCAGCCTTGGATCCGGACTGTCGATGAGCGGGACCACGCTCTCGGCCACGGGCGGCGGGTCGATCACGACGCAGATGGATCAGCTCACCGCTGCCGTCGCGATGTCGTCCAGCAACACCTGGTACACCGGGGCGACCGGCACTCAGGTGTCAAGCGGGACGTACCTCGTCACGGGGACGATCACGTTCAACCGGGCGGCGACCACGGCCCGCACCTATCAGGCGCGGTTGGTGAACACGGAAGGCGGGGGCGGGGTGTACGCGAGCACGTCGCAGTACGTGCCGTCGGCCAATCCCTCGTCCTGCTCGCTGTCCCTGACCGCCATCGTCACGGTGCCGGCGCTCAGTACCTCCACGATCGCGCTCCAAGGGCTGACGACGGCCGGGAGCGCCAGCGATACGATCGTGGCCGCGATCCCGACGAACGGGCAGGGCTACAACGCGACGACGATCTGTATCATCAAGTTGGCATGACACGTATGGCTATATTGGACGGAGGAGGAACGCGCGCATGAGTTGGCTCAGCAAGGGATTGAAGAAGGTCGGCAAGGTCGCTGGCAAGGGCCTCAAGGCCGTGGGCAAGGGCTGGGAGAAGATCGACGACTTCGCCCTCCCCGCCATCGGGGTCGCGCTCGGGGGGCCTGCTGGCGCTGCGCTCGGCTCTGCGGCTGCCCGTGGGATCGGGGACGGGAAGTTCGATCCCAAGGCAACGCTGATTGCGGGCGCGAAGGGCTACGGCGCGGGTGCGCTCGGCTCTGCGGCTGGCCTGACGGGCGGGCAGGGGCTCAAGGCGCTTGGCTCCAGCGCGCTCAAGGCGGCCGGGAACCCTGCTGGGGCACTCAAGAGCGTCACGGGTATGGGCGGCGGGGGCGGGGCAGGCGGGGCAGTCCCGAACCTGAGTATCGGGGCGGACTTCACCCCGAAGGTGACGAGCATTCTTGATAAGGCCCCCGCTGCCTCTGGTGGCTGGATGGGTGGCCTCAAGAAGGTCGGGGACGTGGCCGGTGGACTACAGCGCCTCGCGCAGCCGGTGCTGGGCGGGCTCGCGATGCGTGAGGGCTACCAGAACGACAAGCGGGCACAGAAGCTCAACGACGAACAGTTGCAACTCGCGCGGCAGAGCTACGGGGAACGCGCCCCACTCCGCACGCTGGGCCGCGACCTGATGCTCGACCAGACGCCCCCGGACCTCAGCCACATCTACGCCAACAGCAGCAACCCGTTCAGCCGGAGAACCGGATAATGACCTACCAGAATCCGGGGATGCCCCCGAAGCCGTTGCCGGGTGGCCCGCAGATCGGGGGCGGGGGTCCGCTCAACACGGGCGACCCGAACAACCAGATCACAATGCCCAAGTTCCCGACGCAGATCGGGGGCGGGGGCGTGCTACCGGGCGGACCGGGCTCGTCCTTCGGGGGGCCGACCCCGCAGGGTAACTCGCAGTACGGGCAGACCGTGACGCAGCAGGGTTCCAGCGTGAACCCGCTGCTCGGGGGGCCGCAGATCATTGGCGGTGGCCCGGTGAATACTGGCGGTGGCAACCCCGCCACTGCCCCGCGTCCGCTCCAGCCACCCCCGGATCCGACATGGCAGGCCGGGAAGACGGCATGGGATGCGCAGACGGCGGCGGGGATGACCCCGGCAGATCGGGCCAAGGCAGCGGGCGACCCGAACTGGGCCATGTATGGAGCCACAAGCCCCGCCAACTCGGCGGCGACCGGCAACACAAATCCGCTCACCAACCCGCAGATCAGTGGTGGGGGGCCACCCAATACGGGTAACCCTGCCTCGTCCCCGCGCCCCAACCCCTACCAGCCGTTCACGGCCACGGACAACCTGATCGGGTCACAGATCACCACGAATCCTAGCACCCGCACGCTCGGGGCGCAAGATGCGACGGATACGGCCAAGAGCAACTATACGAACTACCAGTTCCAGCCGTTCAACGCGCAGTCGCCCGTCAACACGTCGCGCACGCAAGGGCTGCTGGAGCAGGGGAACAACCAGGTGCAGGGGATGCAGGGGTTCCAGTACAACCCCGTCGCTGGCACGGACCTGAGCGGCGCGCAGAACTACCTCGCACGTGCTGGGGCGAACATCGGGCCGTCGTCGGCTGCGTCCGGGCTCATGGGACCGGGACAGACCGGTGGCTTTGGGTATAGCGGCGACACGCAGGGATTGCGCGGTACCACGATGGACCAGCTCACGAAGACGCTGGAGAATACCCCCGACCGCGCGCAACTGTCAAGTGACGCCTACAACCTGATGCTGGAGCGCGCGGCCCCGCAGGAGTTTGCGCAGGACCGGGGCTACTCACAGCGTCAGGCCGCGATGGGGCGGGGCGGGAGCGGGATGTTCAACAGCGGGCTGGCCGACATCGCCACGCAGCGCGAGACGACGCGCGACCAAGCGCGGCGCGACCTCGCGAACAACGCGGCTGGGCTGAGCCTGCAGGACCAGATGGACAAGCTGAACGCGGCGCGCGGCGTGACCAGCGACTTCTCGGGCTACGATGCGAACGCGGGGCAACTCAACCTCGGCTACCAGAACAGCAACAACGCGGAGCGCGCCGGGGCGTTCGATCGCTTCCGCGCCGCAGGGAACGACACGTTCAACCAGAACCTCGCCGCGTCCTCACAGTCTGCCAATTTGGCAGGCATCGGGCGCAACGATGCGCTCACGGAACGGGACGCGCTGCGTACCTCCGGGCTCGACAACAACAACGTGATTGCGAGCAAGGCCGCGAGCAACCGCACGCTCGGGAGCGATCTGTACGGGATGCAGAGCGACGCATACAACCGCGCCACGGGGGAACGGGATGCGGGGCTCAACTACGACCAGAACATCTTCAACAACCGCCAGAACATCTTCGCCAACATGGGCACGGACGAGCAGCGGTTGCTTGGCAACGACCGCTACGCAGCGGACGAGATGCGCAACGAGCGCGGCTACCAGTACGGCCTGAGCCGTGACGCGATCGGGGACCAGCGCCAGCAGGTGATGGACCAGGAAGCGCTGCTCAACGGCAGGTTCACGCGCGGGCAGGGGCTGACGAACGCAGGCTACGCGAACGACCCGAGCGGGGTCTATGGGCAGCAGGCGCAGAACCTCGGGCAGCAGGCGGCGGACTCCTACGGGAGCGCGGGTGACCTGTTCGGGCAGTACGCGATGAATAACAACCCGCGCACAGCCCCACGCCCGAACACCTACCCCTACGGGCAGTAAGATGAGCCGTCTCTTCGGGGCACTCGCGAACGACGCCGCCAAGTATGGCGAGGGGCGCTTCAAGCGTCAGGCATACGACGACCAGCAGGCGCAGATCGAGAAGGAGAACCAGCGCCGCGCGTTCGAGTTCGCGGCGCTGCAGGGCTTCCAGCGCGACCAGATGGAGATGCAGAAGCAGTTGCGCGAGGACGCGCTCAAGCAACGTGACGAGGCGGCGATCGTTGCGGCGCACAACAGCGGGCGCGAGGATGCACGCGGCGAAGCGGTCGGTGCGGCGGCAAACGCATTCCTGCAATCGCAGGGCATGGGCGGGCCAGCAACCGCGCAGGTACCGACCGCCGCACAGGAACCCGTCTACAAGGAGTCTGTGGATGGCGTCCCATTCGATGCCGGGAAGCGGACCGGGATGCAGTACGAGACGATCGGCGGTCGCCTCATGCGTTACGACCCGCAGCGTCCTGCGAACGACGCGACGCGCAAGGCGTTCGAGAAGTTCGCGCAGGACATGAAGATCAAGAAGGATGTGGCACAGGAGAACCAGGCCGCACGCGATGCGGCGGCGAAGGACCGTGGCCTTGCGATCGAGGCGATCCGTGCTGCGAACCGCCCACAGCCGCAGCCGAAGATGGAGTGGATCACGGACGGGAAGACGTTCATGCGGATCGGCCCGAACGATGCTGTGCCGCCCGGTTGGAGGCCCGCCGCGAACTCCATGAACCCATCTGCCGCGAAAGCCGGCGGTGGAGAGGCGAAGGCGCTGCGTGCAGGGCTTGAGGATGTGACGGCGCGCATCTATGCGATGGGAGAGAACGGGGGCATCCCAGACATCGGATTGCCCGCCGCGTACGCTATCACGAAACTCACGGACCCCGACGCTGGCTCACTGGCAACAACGGCTGCGCGTGCGTTCATGGCGCAGCTCCCGGAGGATCAGCAGTCGTTCGGGAACCTGCTATCTCAGTTGAATGCGGTGGTTATGCCAGCGCGCGGTGGTAAGGCAATCACACAGAACGAAGTGAAGATCATCATGGGGGCCGCACAGCCGGTACCCAATGAAAGTTCTGCCATGCGCCAGCAGCGTATGCGGGCGATCTTCAACGTGGTTGGCCCGTTGCTCGCCGCTGAGGATGGTGATCTACAGGGCGCGGTGAACCGCGTCGTTGAACGGTCGCGCCTCTACTCGCCGCAGGCCCCTGCCACATCTGGCATTACCCCTGAACAGCAGGCACGAATCGACCGGCTCCTGAAAAAGCCATGAACCCACGCGAAGAGTTGGTGCGGAAGATGGTGTTGGCTGGGAAGTCGGACGAAGAGATCACGTCCGCACTCGCGGCGTTTGACGCGCAGGGTACCCCTGCAGCCGCCGAGAGGCCCGGTATCCTCTCGCGCGTCGGTAGCGCAATATCTGGTGGGGTGAACGCGATCAACAAGCGGGTGGCAGACGGCCTTGGACCGTCATTCCAGCAGGAGGACATCGGCAGGGGCGCGCGTGGCGTATTGCAGATGGCGCAGGGGGCGGCAATGGGTGGGGTGGATGAGCTGGCTGGCGTGACGAACGCCCTGTTCCACCCGTGGAAGCCGATCGAGGCGTACAAGGAGGGCTCCGCAGCCGTGCGCGGAGAAGACCTCAAGGGGCAGAAAGAGGCCGGAAAGTTCGGGAGCCTCGCGTTGCGCGCTGCGGGCGGGGCGATGGTCCCCGCTGGGGCGATGGGGGAGCTTGCACAAGCACGTGTCCCGATCGCACGCAACGCCGGGAAGCTCCTTCGCGGGCTCACGGAACTGGCGAGCGGGGTCGTTCCCGCTGCCGCCGTGGGCACAGTCGGCGGGGCGCTTGAGGCAGAGCCTGGGAAGCGCGCGGTCGGGGGGATGATCGGCGGGGCGACAGGGACGGCGCTTGGGGCGCTGCTCACCGCCGCCCCGATGGTGGGCCGCTCGATCCGCGACTACTTCGGGTTGGACCGGGGTGGGACCGCGCGGCGTCGCGTCTCGGAGTCGCTGAACACGATCATGGAGCGGCAGGGCCGCCCTGACGACGTGATGACGGGCGACCTGATGGATGAGCGGAACGCCCCGAACGCCCTGCGCTATGCGCGGGAACAGCGGGAAGCGCCGGGGACGTTCGCACGCGGGAAGCGGTTGATGGATCGCTCGCCAGAGACGCAGCAGTTGGCGGGCGAGGTCGCAAACTCCTCGATCCCGTCTGAGCGGTCACTCGGGCGACTTGCCGCGCGGCGCGAGCAGGCACAGAACTCGCACCTCGCCCGTGACTTATCGGACGCGGTGGGGGCACAGCCGAACGTCAGCGCGGAGGTGGTCCGGGACACGCGTAACGCAGGACTCCAGCAGTTTGAGGATGCGTTCTACCCGCAACTCTTTGAGACATTCCCCGATCCGGTGAACACCCCGGCTGCGCAAGAGGTGTTTGAGTTGGGGAGGGCCGAACTTCCGCGTTACGTCGATGCGATCCGCCGCAACCAGGCGCTGCGCTCCGAGCCACTGGATGAACTACTGGGAACGATCGGGAACACCGCGACCCCGACACTGGAGGGGATGCACCGACTCAAGACACAGGTGGGGAGCGCGCTTCGGAATATGGATGCGTCCGCAGCCGCAGGCAACCTGTCAGACGAAGCGAATGCGCTACGCGGGAGTCTCGCGACGTATCAAGATCGCCTCCGCGATGCGCTCCAGAGCGCCCCGATGACCGACCCTGGCTCCGGGATGACGGCGGGCGACCTGTACGCGCTCGCACAGCAGCGTGGCGCACAGACACGCGGGCAGGTCGGGGCATTGGAGTCCGGGTTGGACCTTGCCGGGGATGGGATGCGCGGATACACGGCAGGGCAGGCTCTACAGGAAGCCGCGACGACGCCCGGTGGAGAGGCGGCGCTCAGGCAGGGGGTCGCAACCGGGGTACGGAACGCCTCGACCGCGAAGAACGCGAACAACGAAGGCTTCCTCAAGCGCATCGCACAGACACAGGACACCCGTGAGGCGGTGGACGCACTGGCCCCCACGCGGGGGCAGGCGACGCTCTTCGGGAAGCGGATGCGCGACCGTATCGCGATGGCTGAGACGAACAAATTGCAGACCGGGGCGAAGACCGGGGCGAAGGAGATCCTGAAAGGCTCCCGCGCTCGCGGGACGGCACTCGGGCTGGGCGAGGCGGGCGTGCTTGGCTCTGCCGCTATGGGTAACCCGTCTGGCGCAGCGAAAGGCATACGTCTAGCAGGTGGCGCGCTGGCGGCGAAGGGGCTGGAGGGCTTTCGCGGGGGCGCTACGTCAGAAGCGGCAGATCAACTCCGTGATCTTCTCTCGCGCGGGAGTGGGGATATGAATATCCCCAGTATCTATTTCGACCTGCTGATGGCGAACGCTCGCTTACAGCAGCAGCGCGCCATCGACGCGGCACGACGTGGTGCAGTCATTGGGACTGCGAGCGGAACCTTGTGGAAGAATCACTAAATGACCCTTCAGCCGGAGACGCGATGACCGCTACGGAAGCCACCCGCTCATTCCTCGACAACTTCAGCAAGGAGGTTGCCGTCGCGATCGGCGCACTGCTCGCGCTCGGGTACATCGTCACGTCCCCGCGTGAGCAGATCTCACAGCTTTCGACGCGGATCGAGCAGTCGATCACAGCACAACAGGCGCGCGACCAGTCGCAGGATGACCGGATCGCCGCGTTTAAGAGCGAATCCGACAGCCGTCTCACGCAGGTTGGGGATGATGTCCGCGCGCTGGTGATCGCCCGCTGCCTGACCTCGAGCAACGACCCCGCGATCTACGCCCAACTGAACTGTAAGGCGCGGCTGGGCCGCTAGTACCCCCACGCCCCGATCGTGGCTCTACGGGGCTGCTAGGGGCCAAGAACACCATTCACAAGGCTGGCTCATGATCGCGTTCGACACCGTGCTCCCCCTGACGCTCTCGTACGAGGGCGGGTACCAGAACCTCAAGAGCGACCCCGGCAACGTCGCCCCGAACGGGGTGGGCGGGGGCACGATGAAGGGGATCACGCAGGGCACGTACGACGCGTACAAGGACTCGCTCGACCTTCCGTACAAGCCCGTGCGCTACATCAGCGACGCAGAGGTCAGGGAGATCTACCGCCGCGACTATTGGGCGATCCCGAGCGGGCCCGCGATCGTGCTCGCGGCGGGGAAGCCGTTGCTCGCCGCCGTCGATTTCGACTGGGGCGTGCATGGGGGCACGAAGAAGGCCCGCGTGTTCGTACAGGCCGCGATCCGTACCTTCCCGGACGGGATGTGGGGGAAGAACACCCTTGACAGCCTCGCGAAGTGTGATGATAAGGTATCCGCGTCTGAGTTGCTGCGGCTTCGCGCGGCACATCATTGGGTGCGCTGCCGCGATTCGTCACGCGCGCGGGATGCGCTGGGCGCCGCGCGTATCCCGAACATGCGCGGCGTGTGGCCCACGTTCTCGACGAGCGCGGAGTCGTGGTTGAAGGGGTGGCTGATCCGCTGCCGCTCCCTCGCGACGACGCTCGGTTTAGACATCCACCCCTCGTTCGCGTCGGGTGCTGAGGCGCACGACTACCCGAACCCGTAGCCTGTGACCGAACCCGTCCTGATCGTCCCGGATGTCCACCGCCCGTTTCACAACAAGAAGGCGTGGGCGCTGATGCTCAAGGTCGCCCGTTCGTTGCGCCCGAAGCACATCGTCACGATCGGGGACTTCGCGGACTGCTACGCGGTCTCGGACCATGACAAGTCCCCGCGCCGCGCCAACCGATTCGAGGAGGAGGTCGCAGACGCCGAGGATGGGCTGGACGAACTGGATGCGCTGGGGGCGACAAACAAGCTCTACATCGCGGGGAATCACGAGGACCGGCTGACGCGGTACCTGATGAAGCACCAGGCGCTGTGGGGTGTGGTGAGTATCCCGAAGCTGTTCCGGCTGCAGGAGCGGGGGTGGAAGTACACCCCCTACAAGCACCACACCCGGATCGGGAAGGTGTTCTTTACGCATGATGTCGGGGTCGCAAGCCGCAACGCGATCTTCCGCTCCCTCGATCTGTACCAGCACTCGGTTGTGACTGGGCACACGCACCGATTCGCTTCTGTCGTAGAAGGAACGGCGCTCGGGAAAGCGTGCAAGGGCGCATGGAGCTTTGGGTGGCTGGGCGATGTCGAGAAGGTCGAGTACATGTGTCTCGCGAAAGCCCGCGCTTCGTGGGCGCTCGGGTTCGGGATCGGGCAACACGACCCCGTAACAGGCTTCATGTACATGACCCCTATCCCAATCCTACCCGACTACTCCTGCTGTGTCAATGGGAAGATCGTGCGTGCGTAAGCGCGAGACGGCCTCGCTGCTGCAGATCGAGCGGCACGGGGTCACGATCGTATTCGAGCGCGTCCCGATCGAGCGCATCGGGGACATCTTGGATCGGGTGCTACACGACCTGGGGTGGCTGGAGAAGATGCACGATCTCGTCCCGCTGGACGTACAGCCCACGGTTGGGGGGTACAGCCCGCTGGAAGTCCCGG